CTACGACTCCAATCTAACAACTCGGTACAAGAGTCAAACTCAGCATTTAGATCCTTACACTGTCTTCTATAAGCCTCCCCATTAAAAATCCGCTTATCCTTCACAGCTTCATCCATAAGCTGTTTCATTTTGCTTAGGATTCTATGTTTAGAACCAAACCCTATATAAGAAAACAAACGAATAATAGTAGAAGTAACTTCAGCAGAAACTCCCAACGATTTGGTTACAAAAAGTAAAAAATTTTCCAACAATTCAAACAAACGGTGCAACAAAGAAAAATCATCCAAAATTTTCGTATTAGACAACAACGTAATGTGCTTAATCAGATTTTGCAAAGTATTAGGTAAAAAAGGCAAGGCAGAAGCTAACAAAATAGTCTCCAATCCTTGAGCTTGAAGATCAAAATGATCAATCAAGCTAAATATGGACATACAAATTGAAATAAGACTATCCAGCCGATTACTATTATCAGAACGGGCAAAAGAAACAAACTCCATTAACAATTTAACGACTATGAGAGTAAATCTCTTATTTATTTTTGACATAACTGTCTCAGCACCATTAATAATACTAACAACCTTGCCATGAGTATCGACCAAAGACGTAATCATTCTAGTAAAACTACTGAAAATAGAAAAACCGCCCTGGGCCTCTAACAAACACTTTCTCACCTGACAACGGGGTATCTCTCCAATCACTCTAACCTTGTAACTTTTAAACTCAATAACTGCACCTTTTAACTGCGAAAAACGTTCTTTCGAAACTACTTTAAGTTCACCAGTTCTAACATATAAAACTTTAAATTCTTTTAATTCAACACCTTCTACTTCATCAACATTTTTATTTTTATTTTTATTTTGTTTTTTAATATTTTTTTGTGAGTCCTTTTTAACGCCTTGATTAATTTCATTATTTTGACAATTCATTTTTGTTTTGTTTTGAATATATATATGCAGAGTTCCTAAACTAAGTAGCTCCATGCGTACTCTAGGTGTGAACCCCGCAACGTGTAGTTCCAAA